GCTACTTTTAACGTGTCGATAGTTGTATAAGAAGGGAACATTTCTATTCCGTGAAATAAACACCTGGTTCTAACCCACGGCAAATCAAACTTGTCTCCATTATGTCCTACTAATTCCGAAGCGGTATTGGCTACCTCTACAAACTTTTGAAGCATCTTTTTGTCGCATTGTTTACTATCCCATTCCAAATGGTAAACTTCTTTCTCATCTTCCCATTTGTAACATATACAAATGATTGCCCGTTCTTTAATAATGCTTTCGGTAGAGATGTTTAGTTTGTAACCTGCACTCCAGAAAAACCCGATGTTCGGACTTGACTCCAAATCGAAGTAGAGGCGTTTGCGTTTTGATTTTAGCATTTTTTATTTTTGGCTGAATTTATCTATTGTAGTAGTACCCATTGCAGCTATGCAAATAACCATTACGGCATCTACAAGTTTATCCGAAGGGGCAATTTCTTGATGCGTAAAGCTATTAGCTAATAAGGTAATACAGATAAATAAAGCCGATAGTAAAGCAATAACTCGCTTAGTAGACACGCTACCTCTTTCGTCTGATAATAAATTGGCTAACCATTTCATAGTATTAATTTAAGGTGTGAAGTATAATTTTGACTCAGATGCTCTACGCTTTGTAAGACCTGCAAGTTCTTTACCCCCTGCACGATTCCATTTTTTAAATTCTAAATCTATTGTTGGGTCGTTAGGGTTAGCGTTTACCTTCTTTAATAAAGTAGAACTCTTAAGGTTTCCAATACCTGCGTTATAGGCAAAGCTTGTAAGGGCTGCAAACTGATTAGGGGTAACTGAACTTTTAACTAATGGAGCAACCTTATCAGCAAACTCTTTAGCTATAATTTCAAATAACTCATTTGCTCGTTCTTGGGTAATCTTATCGCCAGGCTTTACAGGTTTACCATCTTCAAAAAAAGTATTCCCGTAGCCGATTGTATCTTTTGCAGCACTGCATTTATAAGCTATCAATTTGCAGCCTTCGTAGAATTTAATTAGGTCTTTCCCTTTTTCGTTTAATTGCATCTTATTTTATTTGTGAGTATAGAAATAAAGTTAGCATAGCAAACAAAACTGAGTTAAGCCTATGAAGTTTTAGTTCAAAGTTCATATCTTTTTCGTACTGCTCGTAGATTGCTATGTTTTTATAATACCTATTACGATAGTCGTTTAACGTATCGTTTGATATTTTATTGCGTATTGTAAGGGTGTCTTTAAGAGTAAGTAAGTCGATGCGAAGGCTATCCCTTGTCTTAATGTTAGCTTTAATTAAGCTATCAATTCGAGTGTTTTGGTAGCTTACTAAATTAGTTAGGCTATCAAATGAGTTGTTAATCTTCTCGCCTTCTGTACGGCTAATAACAATCTTGTCCTCGCCGCCTATCTTTTTAACGTATTGGGCGTAACTGGAACTTGGTGCTATTAGTATCAACAGAATTAGCGGAGTCCAATTTAGCCTTAACTTCATTTAGTTCCGTTTTTAATTCTTTTACTTCTTGTTTTAAGGTAACTATTGTTTTCACTGTCTTAGTAATTACCTTCTTGTTATCCTGAGAAGCCACACCCTGCACCGCTTCACTCTGCACTTGGCTTTGTTTTACTTTGTCTTGCAGCTCTATAATTTGGTTATCGGTCTTAGTTCCGCAACCTAACAAAGCTATAAATATCAAATAGCGCATTACTTAAACTTTTTTAGAGCCTTAAGGTCTACTGCCATTTCTAAACGAGCCGTACTTGCTGCGTTACTGCTATCGCTCTTACGCACCATTTCGTACAAGCTGCCTATCTTTTCGTCTTGCTTTTCATTACGCTTTGCATTGTCGATGTAGAGGTAACTAATACCGCAGATGCATAAAAATAGCATACCAACGACAGGGTTTTTGCTAAACTCTTTAAATGAAATTGGTAACGGGTTTGCCGATACGTTTACGCTTCTTGCTGCTTTTGCCATATTATTTACGTTTCCAAAAGAATAAGATTAGCGTAATTATCAAAATAAGGGCAATTAGAGCCTTATAAAATTCGCTAAAGGACTTATCCTTAGTTTTAGTTATCTTCGAAATTTGGGTACTTTCTGTGCGATTGAGAGCCATTGAGTCCGTCTTGGTCTGCTTACTATCCGTTTGTTTCTCTTTTGTGCCTCTTGTGTAGGTCTCCGTGTACTTAGGAATTGTAATCATACTATCCTTAGTAACCCACAAAGTATCGTAGTAAGTAATGGTCTTGGTAAAATACTCTTCCTTTTCTACTATTTTAGTTACGCTATCTAAAACGACTACACGCACCGAGTCAAAGGTCTTGACAACAGTGCTATCTAAACGCTCCGATGCCTTCTTAACTGAGGCGCAAGACGTAAGTAATAAGGCTAAAAGAATTAATCTCATTTAAGCTTTTTAGTCATTTTGTAGTAATATCGGATAGCCATACCGCCAGAAACAATAGCCACCAAACTTGCAATCAATGTGAATAGTGGTTGAATACTTGTAATGCTTATAGTAGCACTAATTAAAGATACGATTGTTGATTGGTCTGCTTGGTGGTTATTTTCCATTATAGTTCTTCTTCTTCTTGTTTGTTAAATTCGATGCCTGTAGTCCAATCTTCTAAGAAAGTAAAGTCCTGTAAGCCTTCTTGATTGACTACGTTAATTATTTGAAAGTCAAATTCTTTATCATTTAAAGCCTCGATGTCCTTAGTAAGCTTCTTGATACCTTCCTTTGTGAACCGATAAGACCCTTTGTCGTCAAGTAACAAGCAATCCTTATCGTCGGTTTGGGCATTGTCTAAACGCAAGATTTCTACTTCGGTGTTATAATCATCGTGGTAAGTCTTAAGCTTACTATAAATTTTGAAAAGCTTTTTCTGGGTCTTGGTGTCCTGATTGCCAATAACGGCATTGATGTTACTTACTAATTGTAATAGTTGTTTGTTTTTCATAGTTGTTTTTTTTGTAAAGTTATATTAGATTTCTGTATTTTCTACATAATCGCCTACGATTGTAACATTGATTTTTGCAGCTATCCAGTCATACGCATATTGGTTTGTCTGCCAATCAGCATAATCTTGCCCTTCCATTGTCAAGTTGCCTTGAGATAGTTGCGCTTGTGTATCGCTTAATAGCGCATAGTAAAAGGTTGCAGAAGTGCTTAAATTGTCATTGATGCAGTATGAGTTTAAGATAACTGCTGTACCTAAGTTTAGTGGGAATACCACTGGTTCGATTTGTTTCATTTTTATTTTGTTTTATAAGCTTGTTACAGTTTCCCAAGCTGCGCCTGTGTAAACCGCTAATTTATTTAAAGTTGTATCGTAAACCATTAATCCTGGCGCTGGTGTTACTATTGCATTTTTTTGTGTGGTAGTCATTCTAGGCGGTAAAAATCCATAAGTAGTTGATACTAAATTTAAAACAGCAGATGAAACAAAATCTGATAAAGTATGACTTTGCCCCATTACAGTCCTTCCACCACTTCCAAAAATAGAAATTACATCACTTCCTTGTGAATTAAAAACCATTCTTTGATTTCCACCACCCGATTCTGTTCTGTATGCTATACTACCTCTCCAATTACTAACACCACCACTATTATCTAATGACAAAGTTACATCACCAACTGATTGATTTCTCTGTACAGTTAATGTTGTTGCTACTTGCATTGTAGATTGTACCCTTGCAGTACCATTTACATCTAACCTAAAGCCTGCGTCTGTTGCCGTATTTATTCCAATAGTACCAGAACTAAAAATTGTAAATCTTGCACTATTATTTGTTCCAAGTTGTAATGGGTATGCGCCTGCTGTAGAAAGCCAACCAGACTCTCCACTTATTCCACCTCCAATAACTGGACCAGAAAATGCAGAACCACTATATCCAATATCTAATGTTCTATTAGCATCATTATAATAACGATATGAACTATACCCAGTTGAAGTAGAATTTCTTATTGCCCCTACTACACCAGTTGCAGCAGCCAAATTAATTTGTAAAGGAAAGTTTGCTACACTTGTAGATATTAATGATGCACCAATTAATAATGCACTATTTTGTATTCTTGCTCCAATATTACTAACCCCCGTAAACGCACCATTAGTAAACGTAGGGTTAATATCTAATCCTACTAATACATCATTGTTTGCTGCTGCTACTAAGGTAGTGTTTATTAATCCACCTCTTGCTATTGCACTTGATGCAGTTTGACTACCACCTAAAGTAAGTTCTGTTGCAGTTGCTAAAGTAGATGTTCCTATTGCTACGTTACCACTTGTTGTGCCAAGTAAGACATCGCCACTAACTGTTTCTATTGCTCGGTGTGTAACACCCGTTAATGATGTATTTATTGGGTCATATAATAATCCTCTTACAATGCCGCTATATGTTCCTGTAAAGTTATTTGTTGGTCTTAATAATAATGTTGTTACAGGTGCAGTACCACTAGATAATCCTATTGGTGGACTTATCCTTACAGTACCTGTATTTGCACCACTAACATCTTCCTGCAAATATAACATAGTAACACCGCTTCCACCTACTAAAAAAGACATTGAAGCTCTTGCATACAAAGTTATTGCAGTACCTGTTGAACTAATAGATGAACCATAACTTGTTCCACTATTCCTACTGAAATCTATACTTCTATTTTCTAGTTTTATGTGTTCAGCATCAGCAGCATTTTTTATTATAGTTTGACCCTGCACTCTTGCAGTACCATTAACGTCAAGA